ATTACCACAAACAGCGAACCTTGATACCTCGAACCTGTTCCCATAGAATCGCTCGCACTGAGAGCACGCGCACATTTTTTTTATTGTTGTTATTCTTCGCAGCAGTTGTTCTGTTGGCTCGTCCATTTCGCTGAAGGAATAAATTTCCTTTGGATGTTTTATTGACGTCACCCAGATTTTTTTCGCTAGCAACTGGCGATATCCTCCTTTTACTTCCAATCTTAGAGGATACCGATCGAGGAATTTTAGAAGGAAATTAAATTTCATATTTCCTCCTCTGTAGTCGTCCAATAAAACGTGTTCATGCGCGTCGTATCCATCGAACCACTTTGTTCCATCGTGCCAGTATGCATCGGGGCCTGCCTGTTCACTTGCCAATTTGGTTTTTCCGGTTCCACTTGCTCCATAGTACCAAAACACTTCTGATTTGAAATTTCTTTTTGGTTCATTGTAGGAGAGCCATATTTGGCACATTCTGATACCTGATAAGTTTGGCGGGTCATCCAAAATGGCTCGCATAGTCTGTCCGGACTTAACTCTGGTAATGGCCTCCTTTGAGGATTTTTCCGATGCATTTTTTGGCAGGGACCCACGTTCCTCGAATCTGCCTTCCTTTTTGCAGTAGTTGGCGGCAGCATCTCGAGAAGCTCGTCGTTGTTCCCAATGAACTCTTGGGAATAGATTTTTAAGCGCCGCGAATTTTTTGCGCTTCTTGAGCTCCCCGTAGCCTTGCAAATGCGGCGTTCCAGTTTCGCCAACTTCTCTTCCGATAACGATGTAGCGCCACTCGCTGAATTCAATAAGTGATTGGTATTCATCTTCTGAATAATTGTTTAAAGTCCAGCAGACGAACTGAATAAGACTCATTCTCGCGATGGCTTACAAACGAATGAGACGTAGTCGCAAGCGCGCCCCTAGGAAGCGTTCTTATCGTCGTCGTTTTCGTCGGCGTTTCAACACATCCATAACGCGCACGGTGTTGCGAAAGTTCTTCGACACTTCTTTTTCTACAACAGATGTCGGCTACAACTATTTAAGCGATAACCCCAAGGGGACGCCTGGCTGGTCTTATTATGCCTCCTCTTTCCACCATTATCGTGTGGTTGGCCTCGCGCTCAAATTTGTTCCTAAGGCGACGACCGCACCGATGGAAACCGGAATGGTACATTATGATTCTTCTTTGTTTTTTGCTCGTGATATTTCTCCTGTTGTGTGGGCTGAGACTGGCAATAATCTTATCAATAAAGCCCTGAGTATACCCAACATGAAGCAGCGCACGCTTACGCGTTCTTTCTCGCTATATTTCCCCATGCGGAAATCCTCCCCGACTACTTACCAAGCAACTGCTGGCGGATACCTCAGCACGGATGACCCGAAGACAACCCAATTGGTCCACATGGTTTCTGAGAAAATGTCCTTTGCCATCCCCGGAAGATTCTACTTGTCTCTTTACATTAGATTTAAGAATAAGCGTTATACCACAACCCCCGTTTGATTTCTTTCTAATAAAAAAAATATTTTAAACGCAAGCAAATTTTATTTATTCCTGTAACCGAAAGCTAAGCTAGGTGTACTGCACAGCGCAGCGTATAGTTAATCGGCACCCGAAGTGATGATCCAGTAGTGGGCCCCGGGAGCGGCCCTTAGGCCGCGTACAGCATCCCGAAGGGAGCCCCCGGCTGGCGGGGTTTGGGGCAGAGCCCCATTAGGCGTTCTCTCACTATGTCTCGTTCGCCGCGGTATCGCTGTTTGTGCTAGT